CACACTCATTTGACAGAATATCAAATTAAAAACTAAAAATTGAAACTTTTTTTATGTTAAATCAGTATTACAAACAAGAATACAATATAATGCCTGAAATCGCTACTCAAACCTCATCCACCTTCAAAGATTGCGATGAACTCATAAAACGTGATGAAGAGGCAATGGAATTATGTGAAGCACAAAACGAACGTTTTATGAATCAAATTGAAGAACTTGAAAAAGAATACAAAAGAAGATATACATTATATCAAAAAAAAATTGATGAACTAAAAGATAAATATTGTCCCGAACATAAATTAAATGTCGGTGATAGGTTTTTGGATACTACGGCATTTCAACCTTATCGTTTCGTTAGAATTGTAGGAATGACGAAAATGGGATATCAGGTTGATGTTATCAAACCTTACGTAGAAGAAAAAGAAAACAGAGACTACGCACACGTCACTGACCTTTTTATGCCTACTTATCATTTTCATAATGCGTGGAATATGGTAGAAAAGAAAGTCAATGTGAGAATTAAAAAGATGGAGAATAAATATAGATATGACCCTCTTCCTAAATATAGACATTACAATCGTGTGCGTCCTCATACTAAACCAACTGATAAATGTGAGGTTGTCTGTTATAATCAAGATGATTTAGACTTTCACACAGTTCCCGACTATGGTATAGAAACTCGTGAGAAGTTATTGAATGAGGAGTGTTTTCTTGCGAGTAAAGAAATAAATTTGATTAACTAATTATTCATTATCGCAATCTTTCATCTTATCTCGTAAATATGATACAAAACTAAATCTGCTAAAATTATATTCACTACCCATTATTCCAACCTCAGGATTTACTGTAAATCTTGGAGGTATTTTTTTATTATATTCATCTTGCTCTTTACTCGTCCATAACTCAGTATTACAATGATACAAATGAACCTTAGCAACCATTATATCATCCTGTCGTAAATTTATCCCTAATCCATATTCAGGCAACATAAATAATCCACCATTATATGAACCATACTCACATACAGATAATACAGCATATCCACCAAAATCTCCTTTATCCTTATGTAATGCTGTCCTGAAATTACGGTTGATGGTTATTGTAGAGAATACAGAATCTCCTATTTTATATTTTTCAGATTGATTTATTCTATCCTTTTGATTGTTATATTGAGTAGGAGCAAGATACTTATAATAATTACTCAACTGATTTATATAGGGAATACCTGCCTCAAAATCTGATAAATGATTCTTCGTAAATGAAGTTAAACGACAAGGTAAATTTAATCCCAACTTTCTCGTTGATTCATAATATCCTAATGGTGAAGACTCAACTGGATTATTTATTTTCATCTTTGATGGTTTCCCTTTTACCATATAACTTGTTGATATACCTTTCGTATTTACTAACTCTCTCTTCTTCATATATTTTGAATTTGGGTCTATCTGACCTGCTGATGCGGATCGCCCACGAGCAGTAGCAACCATCCTTCCCAAGTGATTTAATGCTAAATCTGATTTAGTTAATATATTCTTTCTCAAGGATACAATTAACTCACCTGTTTCTTCATCATATAAATCTATATCAGTATCAATTATTTCTGAGATATATTCATCACCCAAATGAAATCCCTCCAATGAGGACATATCCTTCTCTGAAATAATCCTTGGTCTTGTTTTTTTCATATACTATACACAGGATATTTAATCAAAGGATACAATTATCTTTTTTCTTATTACAGATAATTTTTTTAATTTTGATTTTTGTATCATATACTTCTCCGCTAATTCTACTTGAACCTGTGGTGATATGACAGGATTATATTTATTCGGTGAAGGTCGCATATTCAACAAACGACAAGCACGTCTCACCGATGGTAAATCACCAAACTGAGCAACATACAATATATCATCTTCTATATCCTTCTCTATTTCATAATTACTATGCTTTACATCATAATCATTATTACAGAAATGAATTATATCCTTACAGATTTTCATTATATTCGCTTTCTCCTTCACAGACAGATTCTTTTTTGGATTCTGTTTGGATAAAAATATCTGTAAATCTCTCGCATCACAGATGCTGTATGGATTTTTTTTGAATTCTATTTTTGTATCCTTTGAATAAAATTCCTCCAATAAATTTTGTATATCCTTCTTGTTATGACAATGACTATGTATTACAGGCACTCCAATATTGTTTATCAGATTGATTAAATCATTCTTACAGTGAGACTTATGTATCATTAAAAAAAAGAAATATTTTATTTCATCAATCAAAACGTATGATGAACTTACCACTTGATACACGTAATCTCTGATACGTTTTTATATCCTTCGCCTTACGTAATAGTTCTCCCCTGTATATCTTATTACCATTCTTACTTATATAGTAGTTTTGATTATCCATTTAATTATTATCATTATTTATCTTTATACTTTTTCATTTTGTTTTCACAAACCATCTACAGAAAACTCCTGCGACTTCCTTCCTCGTCCTCCAAATGAAGGAGAGTCAAGGTCTAAACCGTCATCTACACCGTCATCTCGGAACATTTGTTTCACGCTATCAACGAAAAGTCCGCGAGGAATATTTTTAAACTTATTATTTTTGTAGTAATGTACTTTCCCTTCTAATGTATCCATTTCCACAGTATATAGACGAGACATTGATGATTCTCCCCAAGTATTACGAAGTGTATCAACTTCCTCATCATAATATTTAGAGAAATTATCAATACTGTCGCATTCAATCCAATCTTTATGAGGGTTAGTAATATTATATGACCATTTCCACTTACCACGACTCGTATCCTGAATAGTTTTCTGTGATTGTGTTAAACAATTCATAAGTTCTTCTGACAACCTACGTGATGCTGAAAGTTGATTTTGAGTATCAGTAAGCATCTTCATAAGTCTTTCATTTTTTTCATTTGCTTTACTCAATTGAGCGACAGCAGTAGCACGGACACAGAACTCGTCAATAGATGTGGTGATAGGCATTTATATTTGTTTTGAGTTGTTCTTTTTTTGATACTGATTTGAGAAAAAAAAAATTTCAAATTTTACTTTTATAAAACAATCCATTCATCATAAGAACATTTCAGAATATAATATAGTTGTCCCCTTATACCACTTTGTGGATAGTATTTTTCACCCTCCCACATTTCCTTCGTCCAATCACTATCTTGTTTCAAAACTGAACGAAACTCACGAACGATTGAATGTATTTCTGTATTTTCTAAATCCTTACGAACCCAAATATTATCATAATAATTATCATCTCCCTTACGACAAGTAAATATTTTATCCATTATTTCTTTGAAATCAGGATGAACTATGAATAAACTAAAACTCCTAAACTTAGGAGTCCTATATCCACGATGACCTTTATAATTACTTGATGGTGGATGAAGTCTATATGTATTACCATATTTTGTATCCTTATCAATTGCTTTCAATATTTCGTCATCTCCACAGATATTCTCTATTTGACTCAGAAGCATTGGTTGAAAGAATATACCCATTATTGGTTCTTCTTTTGATACTGATTTGAGAAAAAAAAAGTTTCAAATTTGAAAGTTGATTTCTGTATAACCAGTATTAAAAACAAACACATACAAATCAAATACAACTCACATACAACTCTCAAAACTCATAATGTCTGACAATACCTTCAACTATGCTGAATCCAATGAATGGGAGTATGGATATGGATTTGAAATAAAAAATGGAGTATATAGCATTTGTATGGCGGGAGGTGGAAACCATTGGGAAAACTGGTGCTTGGATAAACAAGGAGCATATATTGAAAATGAAGATGGTATTCACAGGCAAACTGATAATCTCATCTCTTGCCCTGACGGTAATTATCTGTGCTGGAAAAACGAATATTATGAACTCAAAGAGGGAGAAAGTGATATGTATGAAATGGTTTGTGAATGCCACGCCGAGGAAGTGTTGGAATGGTCTGATGAAGAATCTGATGAAGAAGATGATGAAGAAGATGATGAAGAAGATGAAGAGGAAATTAAAAAACTAAAAAAAACCATTAGAAGTCAAGGCGACCAACTAATTATATTCCACGCGAAAGAAGAAAAAGACGATACTAATGCTTCTGTTTGTGCGAAAGTAGTGATGGAAATAAAAAATGAGGAAATCAAAGAACTTAAAATAGAAATTGAAAAATATAAAAAAGTAGGTGGAAGACTTTTAATCCAGCGCAACGAAATGGAAGACAAATATTGTAAAGTCCAAACAGACTTCACTCGCTCTCAGGTGAAATTGTCAGAGTACTACGATACTGTGTCTGACTTAGAACAGCAAGTAGAGGGTTTCCGTAATGAATATCCTAAGTTAGAAGAGGAGAATAAGAAACTCAAAGTAGAAGTTGAGAAACTCAAAGAGGAACTGGATGACCTTAAAGATGAGAATGAAAACTTTAAAGATGAGAATGAGGAATACGAACAATCTGTTGAGAGGTGGGAATCAGATTGTGAGAAGGAAATTGAGGAGAATAAGAAACTCAAAGAAGAGAATATGAAACTCAAAGAACAACTCAAAAAGGGGGGGGAAGCACATATGAAAGACAAAAAAGCATATGATATAAATCTTAAAACTCGTGAAAGTGAATTAGATGAAATGGAAAAAGAAAATGAAAAACTCAAAGAAGAGATTGTAAAACTCAAAGAAATGATTTCCCATAATGAGTTTGAGGAAGATGTTGAGACTTTCTGTGAAAGCAATCCAACAATGGAACAACTCAAAGAAGACAATAAGAAACTAAGAGGATTTAGGCATCAACTTCGTGTGGAAAATGGAGAGTTGCGTAAAGAACTTCAAACCATTTAAGGTTGTATTTCTAAGTAGTATATATAGAATGAAGAACAAACAAACCTATACCCTTTATCTTTTTTATGAAGATACTTACCTCGCTAAATACAAAGTAAGGTCTGATGATTGGAAAAACATATACAAAGAATACTCAGAAAAAACTATCATTCTCGGTATGAAAATAGGATGGAAACTAAAAGACCAAAATAAAAAATGTAAATGGTTCATCACCGACTACGAAAAAAGAGTTAGACATTGCGAACGCACCAAAAAGTCTGACCTTATGCTTCTACTATCTACCTTTTTTATCCGCTATAAAATGAATGATACAAAATGCGATTTTATTTTTCTCAAAAACAAAATCAAACCTAAAAAGAAAAATTTGAAATAAAAATATTATCTATATCATAAACAATAATGTCTGAAGAAACAATGCCCCTATCTGAACCTGAACCTGTTGTAGAAGAAGTCGCTGTTGATAAAAGAATACGAGGACATTCAGGTCGCCCTTGGTTTGATGATGAATCTGTTATACGTTGGAATTCATTACAAAGTCATAGATGTGAAGAAGGTAGTCTTGAAGGTGAATGGTTGCTTATTATGGGAATATTAGAACAAATTCTTGAAGTCCCTGAGAGAATGTGTTTTACCCCTGATGAATTACACGATAAGTTTTGTCTCAAAGATTCACCTGACTTTCTTTTTGATAAAGAAGATATTACGACTTGGAAAGATGTAAGACGTGAAGTCCTCAAACGATTAGATGTTCAGTTTGATGAAGAAGATATTGAATAATACTCCTTCGGATAATTATCCGTAATATACTTATACCTATCAGGGAACTTATCCTTATACTCTTCTATCTTATTATTTTTCTTATATCTGTAAAAATGAGAACGTATCTTAGAACGCTCATTATTATCTTTGTAATATTGTTTCTTTTCATCTTGATTCCTCCAATAATGTTCCATTACACGTTTCCTATTTAAGATTTTAAAATCTTCGTCATTTTTACGTCTATCATACGATTTCTTGCGTGATACCTTACGTCTTTCGTAATTAACTATCATTTTTTTTATTTGCTCTTCGGAATATTGTTCCATTTTCTGTGATGTATATATAGACACATATATCTTTAAATAATGGATGATAGAAAAATTGATTGTATAGGAATCACTTTAATCACTCTTTATCTTCTGTTTTGGACTCTTCTTCTTCACTGGGTTTATCACGACTGATTCGCAGGATATTATCCAAAAATTCCTTTAATCCCTCATCTATCTTAGCATCATCGCATTTTGTTTTATCTGTCAAAAAATGTTCCTTAGGAACTGTATTATCCTTGTGACAAATACACATCATACAATTAATCACATCTGTATGGTAAATATTATCCTTAATTGATTCCCATAATTGATTCCCTTCTCCTTGAGATGTCTCTGCGAATTTCGCACTTCTACTAAATAATTCTTTAGTCATCATTAATGTTGATTCGTGTGGTTTCATATTGGGACCTGTGGCGAACGCCATCTGATATGGATTTTCTTTATTAAAAGGGAATGTAAATATCATCTGTGGTGAAGCAACAGCATCAACTTTATTTTCCCTCATCATATAAAATGAATAAATTAAATAGTTAGGTTGATACATATCATCTGAGTCCATAAAACAAAAAAACTCTGTCTTACAACTTTCAACTAACCTATTGCGTTTCTCACCAATTGTTTTCCTATCTTTATACACATTATGCTCTACTTTAATAGGATATAACATTGCCTTCACGTGATACAAATTGTCAATGAAAAGTTCATCAGATTCACACTCATCCACGATAACTTTTATTTTATCAGATGGATACTGTTGGTGCTTGAGATTCATCAACCACAGAGGTAAAAAATTATTCCTTTTGAATACAGGAGTAAGGATGGTAATTTCAGGAAGTTCATCCGCATCTATTTGGACTTTATGTTCTTGTGATTTTACTTCTCCTATATCTACAATGTCATCAGTATCTGAGGAATCAATATCTTTTATAATCTCTTTAACCATTTTATAAAAGTGAATATTTTAATCTTTCAATTTATCCGCAGTATTACATTTCATACATAATATTCCACGGATATTCATATCATCTGTAATAGAATGGTCGTGGTCTAAATGCCTATCTGTGCTGTTCTTAAAAGGATTATGACAAAAATCACAGGTATCACATTCAATATAGATGTCGTATAGAAAGTCCCAATCAAAACAGATTATACCTCTTTTTTTCCACTGAGAGATTCTCCTACTCTTTTGCCTTTTGAGTGGGTGCTTCTCAACATACCTTTTACAATTCGCCTTACGCTTTTCTTTATCGGGAATGTAATACTTATTATACTCTTTATAATACTCCGTCCTGTTAATTTTGCTTTTCAAAGGCATCAGAAATGATACAAATGTAATATCACTTATGTGTATAACTTTCAAATTTAAAATCTTTTATATAGGATATAATATTACTATGCCGAATAAGGAAAAAGAACCGAAGGTGAAAAAAAATATGAGTGTTCCAAAGATTTTGAAAGTCAAGGATACAATCCCAGATGAAAGGTTCTCTGAAATACACGAGAACCTACCGCAGATGCCTTGTCTTGCTTTACTCATTGGTTCTGTTCGCAGTGGAAAAAGTAATTTACTATGTAATTTCTTTTGTAATGAATCATTCTATAAAGGGTTATTTGATACAGTCAAAATCATATCTACCACTCTTCACACAGATAATAAAGGTATGATGCTCTCAGAATATTTTGATACAGAAGACCACTATGATGATTATATGATTGAAGGAATAAAACAAGAACAAATGTTATACGACCGCGAAGATAGACCATCCTACGCGTTAGTTCTGGATGATGTTCTTACGCAAGATTTCTCCAAACAAAATAATGTTTCTTATTTCGCCACTCGTTTTCGGCACTACATAGATTTGTATTGTATCGCCACTCAATCATTCCGTGCTGTTTCAGGATTAATTAGGAATAACGCAAATGCTGTATTTATCTGTCGCCAACAAAATCAAAAAGAACTCATTAAAATCGGTGAAGAATATGGAGATATGGTTGGTGGGATGGATAATTTCCTTAGTCTATATAAAGAAGTTCATAGAGAACCTTATCAAATTCTCTATTTGGATTTACAGAAAAACCCTGCTCGTGCTCTCAGAAATTTTGAAGAAGTATTATGGGAGGGTTCAAACAAATCCGAAGCACCAACAGAGGCGATGGAAAAAAAACAAGTAAAAAAAGATGAATATGATATAAAATAAAATATATTATAAATGGATTTATATACTTCAAATGTTTCTGCTCGTGCGTCTGGAAGTCGTAGAAGGGAAGAAGTTGTAGAATATAATGAATATATTCAAAATCAAATGGATGATAGACAGGCAAGAATTAATGATTTAGAAGATGCTCGTCTCCAAGAACAAGACCTTAATAAACTTGTAGGTGAAGGTGAAGCAATAAAATCTGGAGTGACTGGAACTATTAATGTAGGAGTCGCTAAAAATGATTATGAAAAATACATAGATAAAACAAAATCTCAGACTCCTGAGGAAAGAGCAAATAGTGGATTAATAAACAAAGTTCGTAAAGGAGTCAAAAGTAAATTTGGAAGAGTCGCAGGAACAAATGTAGTATCAGACACAAGTGAATTAGAAAGAGCAAGTATTGTTTCTCGTGGGAGACCTATTTTACAAATAGCAGATGATGTAGCAGATGTTGATATAGTGACAGAGGGTTTTAGAACAGGTGGAGGAGTTTCACAATTATCCGACCTAACAAATGAAGGTCAAATGGTCGCACGTGGTGAGGGATTAATTGAAGATGGTGTAAGAGCAAGTAAAGCAACCAGAGTTCTTTCAGGTCTTGGTAAAGCAGTAGGAGGTGCTGGGAGTATGATGAATATTGGTATGGGAGGATATGATGCTATTCAAGATATAGAACAGGGGAAATTAGTGGGAGACACGTGGGAAGCACAGGTTTCTAATGGTCTTCAAATAGCATCAGGAGCATTAGATTTAATTGGGATGGTGACAGGACAACCTGAAATTATGGCACTCGGAGCATTAGCAGGTATTGGTAGTAGTATCTTTAATGAAGCAGGTGAATTAGATAGTGAATCAGCACGTGTTAAAGATACAGACACTCAATACAAAAAAGATGAAAATAAAATCACAGAAGAAAATCAAGCACCTAAATTAAATGTTGCGAATGCTTTTCAACAAGGCACATCAGAATCAGCGAGAGTTATGGGATAAAGTTATATTAATTATTTCAAGGATATAAATTTTATATTTTAAAATGTATATATTATGTCCTCCAGAGAAACAAAAAATCGTGTCATACTTATATCAATTCAATCTGAATTGAAACAGTTGAAGACACAAATAAATACGCTGAGACAGGACATACATTATATCCGTGGTTTTATAGAAGATACAAAACCAATCGTAATAAATAAAGATGGTGAAGAAGAAGAACCAATTAAATCGGTATCGTGGTTTTGGGGAAGTTAGTAAAACCCTGAATAGGGACCTGCTACTTCTTTCCAACCATTTACTTTTTTAATTGTAGTAGCAACTTGATTCAGATATTCTGCCTCTTGTTGCTTTTTTTTCTTTTCTGCTTTTCTTGCTTTTCTCATTTGTTCGTAATGAATTAATGTAGCAAGTTGTGCTTGTTCCAAATCCTTTTTTGTTATATATTGACTCTTCTTATGAGTTGGGTCAGGAATGATATACTCATCATCGTCATCAGATACTTGTGGTTCTTCAAGCATCTGTTTCTTTTGTGATACAATTTTCTTTTTCTGTTCTACCTCTTGTTCTAAATCATCTACCTCTAATTTTTCTTTCTCTTGAAGCAATTGTTTCTTCTTTGCTTTATTTTGATTAACTACTTGCTTCTCTCCCTTACGTTGCTGTGCTAAGAACTTCTTTTTAGCAAATGCTTTCTTACGTGCTTCCCCAAGTAATTCTTTCTGATGGTCTGTCATTGGTTTTCGTTTCTTACGTGGTTGTCCGTTTTTATTGACTCTCCCTGACGGTGCTGGTTCTCTACCACTTATCTGAGGTTTTGGTTTCTTAACAATTTCATTATCTTCAAATATATCTTCATCATTCGGTTTTGGTTTCGGAACAAACTCAGGTAATCCAATATCTTCATCTTCCAACAATTCCTCTTCTTCTTTGGGTTTTAGTTCTCCACCACGTCCATCTTCCGTATATATAAAGTTTGGATTCTCTTCACCTGTCTCTTCATTTACTTCTTCAACCTTCTCTTCAATAATATCATATTGTAAAACGTTCGGTATTCCTTGTAGTTTTTCCATATTTTTGTATCACCTATCCTTTATAATAGATGAAATATTAAAAAATAAGATTAAAAATTCAAAAATGTTTATATAAAGTTCCTCAATATTAAAATAATAAATCTAATATGAGTTTTATGTCCTCTTGGGGCGAATGTGTAAGACAATCACTGTCGCACCTTTCAAGTTCGTAGCAAGTGATTCATCCGAATAACATACTGAGATGTCAAAACTATTCACTTTCAATTCTGTTGGATTACTTAAATCTAAATAAGTTTTTTCTGATGGTTCATAGAAGATTGCTCCACGTGTTTGTGTCCCTTGGAAACGTGGTAGATGAGCGATAATATTACTCCTTCCACCTTGACGAGCATTGATTGATTGTGGTTGTAATCCATCTAACCTGATAAAACAAGACCGTTCAGATAATAACTTAGGTAAATGTGCCGACTGAGTTTCAAACTTATTACCCACTACTGTTTTTATCTCCTGTATAGGAGCATCTTGGAATCCTAATAAGTCTTCACAACCAGCACCAGCACTCGGAGCATAATTAATACTCTGTCCCATAATTAATACTGGGAACCCTTTATCATAATGATATGGAGCATTAGGGTCATTACCAATATACTTATAAGGATTAACAGTTGTGGTGGATATACTAATATCCATAATAGGTGAATTTTCTTGTTGGTTCAAATCTCTCCAAAGACCAGTTCGTTCTACTTCTAAAGCATAATCCACTTTATAGGTCGTGTTCGCCCTACCACTAAATAATATGTTCCTAAGATTTACACCAACTGCTGTGACTCCTTTCAAACTGTCAATAAATAATCTTGGATTCCAAATCAAATCATTAGAAGGATTCACAGAGTCTGTCGCACCTGCTATATTTTTACTCATCTGCCTTGTCTGAGGAAACCAACCGAAATCACTTGCGATGTTGGGAACATTGAATCCACCAATGAGTTGAGAACCATAATTAGCAGGTAATCTATACCATTCATTACAAGGTGTATAACATTCAAGGTCAATCTGTTTTGTTTTAGTAGGATTCTGAAAATTGTTTATCCCTAATATTGGATACATCGCCCACGCACCCATAGATATTGGTTTCATATTTAATTGTTTTATTCTTGTAGCATCATACCGATATACATCTTGTCTCGTCCAAGTTGTAGGGTCATCAGGTTGCCCCCCAGCATCAGCATCACAGGCAACAATTGCGATTTGTTCCGCATCTACTTCAAACTCAATATGAGTAAATCCAGCAGGATTATTACCGAAGTTGTAATCAGGAGGTAATCCTCCTTTCGCTGATTCATCATAGGCGAATATGTTAAACATAGGGAGATAAGTAAGAGCAGAGAAAGCAGGAGAACCACCTGTATCTATACTATTAACGACACATTGACATACTCTTAAAATTCCATCCGCATCGCAAAATACACCAAAGTCAATATAACTTCTAATCCAGTCCCTGAATCCTTGTGTAGCGGTTTGAGTGCCGTGCTGATGTCGGTAATAAGGAGGGTTAATAGGTCTCCTCGGACTGCGAGTGCTTGTAGATGCTCTGGTAAGACCAGCAAACCAACGAGGATTATCACCAAAACGGTCTCCCACGACATTGGTGATTTTGTATCTACATAATCCTTTCTTATGAGTGATTGGTGATGTATTACATATAACTGCCTGAGTTAGAGCACGACTCGTATCTACTTTTAATATGGAACCAGCATTAGAAACTCCAGCAAGAGGGGCAGTCCAAGTCCAATCAACATCAACGTCGCCACCCTGAATTATTCCAACAGGGATTTTATTACGACGAGCAGGAATGTAAGATTCAACAGCACGTTTAGGACATAATAATCTTTGGATATTAGCATTCGTATTTCTTACATCAGGTTGTGCTGTTTGGTTGTAAGCAAAATTGAATCTGAACTCTCCTGTTCCTACGGCAGCACCAGATTCAACAGAGATTTTATTACGGAATGTAGGATGTAAAATATTTTGATTCATTGAAAAGGAAATAGCAGTTGATAAGTCAGAAACGTTTTTACTTCTTAGACCATTCGCAGTCGCACCTTCAAATAAAGTTGTTCTTAGAGGAATAGAAGTATTATTCCGAGGAGTTTGTGGTTCTTCGGTAGGAAAGTTATTCTGGGCAGGGATAGCAATACCGAAATATTGGAAAAATACCCTCTGACCATCTCCTATCTCAATACTGTTATTCATAGTAATCTTAGCACTTTGAAGTGCTACCTCAGAATTAGCAGGAATAGTCATAGTTGAGTTTAAATGATTACGAAACTGAAAAGGTTTGAAGATAGAAGTCTCTTGTGGGACAATCGCATCTTCGTTTGGAACGTTGGAACAAATAACTAAACTCATATTTATGATTATCCAATATATTATTATTTTAAAAAATAAAATTGGTAATAATTATATCCTATGATGAACCAAATAAAGAATGCTCCAGTTAAACAATCTAAACACGCCAAACTTAAAATACGAAAACATAAACCATTAGATGATACAAAATCATCACTTGAAAGGATATCTTCATACAGAGAAGTTGTGATTCCTGAGAAGACTTCATTCAAATTTAAACTCTCAGATGTATTTGAGATGACAAAAGAAAATAAGATTAGTCATAAAAAATGAGATTAGTCATAAAATAGGCATATTAGTCAATAATTGGTACTGAAATACCCCGATTAGTAAAAACGTCAAAGGCGATTTGTAAGTCATTGCCTCATATTAGTAAGGTAACAAAGGTAAATAACAAATTAAACCCGATTTTAATAATTTAGACATTTAGATTATATATAAAAAAGTTTGTGAGTTTAGGAATAGTATAGTATTGTGTATATAGACACAGAATGTGACAAAAGATAATTTCGGGAATTATTAGTAAAAGACATCACTTTACTTACAAATTGACTCGTTCGCCTTACAAATCACCTTTGACGTTTTTACTAATCGGGGTATTTCAGTACCAATTATTGACTAATACATACTATTTATGACTAATATGTGTATTTTTATGACTAATATGTCTGGTTGTTTTCCTATGAAATATATTTAAAGATAATAATACCATAAATCATAGTAAGTATGGAGAATATTGATGATAAACTATTGAATTCATTGGCGGTGAAAATCTTAGACGATTATAAAGATGGTGAGTTTGCTTACAATGATGATGAAACTAAACAATCCCAAGGACACTATAATGCTAAAAGAGCGTGTATGAAAAACATAAAGGAAATTTTTGCTAATACGAAGAACACAAAGTTCGTTGAAACATTATTAAAAGTAATGCTTATTTCATCAGATGAACCTTTTAGGGAACTGAAAAGAAAATATCACGATGTGATAAAAGAAAAACATAATTTAGAAAAGAAGGTTTTATTACTTGAACGAGGACAAGATGGTAGTAAATGTGGATTATGCTACTATAACGTTCGTGATGCTATTAAAGCAGGAATAGACACACATATTACAGAAAGTGAAGATGTGATGAGACTCACAGAAAAAGTGAATTCATTAAGAAGCAGATTAAGGATTATCACAGAGAAGCACGATGTGAAAGAAAAGAAGTTAAAAGACATAGCGGACAATCATCATACAATTCCTAATAGTGAATATTATGATTTGGTAAATGAATTAGCGACGTTTAAATCATCTCCTGCCCCCAAGGGAGAACCAAAGTGTAAGAAAGATTATGAATATAAAAGCAAATATAAAAAGATGAAAAAGAAACTCGCTAAGGTTGAGGCAGAGTTGCTCCTGCTTCGGGCACAGCAGACCTCGGACTCTGATTCGGGGTCTGATTCGGGGTCGGATTAGGATTCGGATTTGTATCCTTAGGAACTATTACCTCAGGAACTATTACCTTAGGAACTAATGCCTCTTCATCAGAAGAATCAAGTTGTTTGCTTGGTGGAGGTTTTCTTTCACATTGACATAAATAACATAAGTTCATTTTACAATGACATCTGCTCTTCCATATCACAGCGAGTAATCCCCCTAATGCTCCAAGCATAAGTCCAGTAGCACCAGCAAGTTCATTAATATTGAATGATTGTAAAAGTCCTTCTCCCATCACTTATTTTATTTAACCTTTTTTTTTTATTTATCAGGATATATTTTTATATATAATATATAAAAATGAGTTCGTATTGGAATAGTGAGAATGTAGTTCAGATTGGGGAAACTCAGGTTTCCATTCCTTGTGATTTGGGACAGAGTTTTGAAGTCAGTTCAGTATCACGGAAAGTCTCTTTTGAAATCCCACGCTCAGTTAAATTTATTTCAGGCAAAGATTGTTATTTAGAAATGAATGTAAAGATTACGAATCCTCGGAAAATAGCAGGAGCATTAACGACTGGTGAAACTCGTCTCCAGTGGGACCCTGCTGGTTGTGGTATGATGGTTCAGAATATTCGTATTTATGATGAATCTCGTGGAACTTTAATTGAAGAAGTCAATGAGTATAATCAGGTATTAGCACTCAAATATGATTATGATACTGATAATTCTCTACGTCAAGTTCGCCAACTTGAAGAAGGAGGAACCGCTCATAATACATTCAACGCAGGAACTCGTGGTAATTCTAAATCCGAAATGGCGGACACGGCGACTAATCCTTGGTTCAAAGCATCGCAAAACAACACACAAAGTATTGATTTCTCTGCGACTCAAAACAACACGGTGAAAGCGTGTGTTCCTCTTTATTGTGGAGTATTTCAAGGTCATATTTTCCCGAATATGCTAACTGGTATGTATGTTGAACTTGACCTTGCTCCTGCTCCTCGTATGGTTCATCAGTTAGATTCGGTAGTAAAGACACGTCGCAAAACTCTTAACCCTGTGTTCTATGGTGCGATTGCGACTGATAATGTCCTTCAACAAAATTGGAACGCAGGTAATGCTTCGGATTACAAGGCAGTTGTTCTTGACTTTGCGAATAACATTACATCTATTCAGTCTTGTCCGTTTGTAGTTGGAGAAAAAATCAATTTCTCGTCTGCTATTGACTCAGCAGGAGCAGATGCTAATTTACAAACGACTGGGGCACCAGGAACATATCATCCTATAATTATAAGTGAAATAAAGATTGACGGAGCGAATGGTAATCGTGTAAGATTAGAATTCTCAGAGAATATGATTAACGCAGCAGCAGGAGGTGGAAGGGGAGTAGATATTAATAGTGCGACTCCAATGGCGGTTCATTCTGTATCTGTTTCTGAGGCAGTAGCGTATGCTCCTACCTATACTGTAAGTGATTTAGATTTAGTGGTTCATCAAGTAGATATGGATGAACGATATGAATCTGGTATGCTTCAAAAAGCACGTGAAGGTTCAGCAATTGAATTTGATATTAAATCTATGACTAATTACAAGAACTCTATTACATCAAGTGAAACTCAAACGACATTCTTAATTCACGCACAGAATCATAAAGCAAAGAGTATTGTTATTATTCCAACTGATTCATCTGTTTATACAAATCAGCAACGTGTTAGTGCCACAGGGACTTATGAAGTGACGCTGGATTCTATGGATACAGTCTTAAACTCTGCGAGGTCAGGTCTTGCTGGTATTAATGATTACCTATCAACTTATCAGTTTCAACTCAACGGTAAGTTAGTTCCCAGTCGTCCAGTATCTACTCGGAAGATTGCGAGTCGTTCATCAATTGATGCTTTCCCTCTGTTTGAACTTGATAAAGGACTTGATAATGCTGGTATTACTCCACATTCGTATGTTAAGTTTATGGATAATTTTGTGATTGCTCGTGGATTCGCAGTCAATTCAGGATGTCTTGACCTTCGGGGACAGGATTTATCGGTAATCCTTGATTATGGTGAGTCTCTACCAGCAGGTATTACACGAAAGAATAAGATGTATAATACCTTTGTATTTCATTTACGTCGTGTAAGGATTCGTGGTGGTTCGGTAGAGATAGTCCAGTAAATAAATATTTTTTTTTATCATTTAAAATTAATTTTGATGTCATATTATAAAAATGACTTCAACTTCACGTTATATCTCTATTCGTCCTGATAATGTTTCCCCCAATGCGACTATTAGTTTCGTAGAAGGTTTTCCAGTTCTATCTTTCACGATTCAAGCACAAGCAGGTATGTTAGACCCTCGTTCTATCCGTATAAACGGTGAAGTTGCTTTCTTCAAAGACTTAGTAGGGGGAGGCACTCCTGTTTTCAGTAATGATGCTGGTGGTTCTCAGGTGACGGCAGATAATCGTTTAGGTATTTTTGGTATGTGGGACCAGTTAGTTATTCGTCATAACAAATCAAAACAGATTTGCGAACACATTCGCCATTACAATCGTTATTTATCAACTTATCTTGGTCTTACCAGTTCTAAACAAGATCTTATGGGACATCTGAATCAGTCTTGTTTAATTCAACCTAATGAACAATCTTTCTTTGACCAGATTGTTTCTAATGGTCTTACGGCAGCAGGACGAACTATTCCGAAAGCGTTTAGTTGTCATCTCCCCTCAGGATTTATGATGAGTGGTAATAAAATTAATCTTATGGAAAATAGTTTTGGTGGAATCCAAATTGAACTTCATTTATCTCCTGATAGTAATTGTTTATTTGAACGTGCTGGGAATGGAGCAAACGTTCCGAACGCTCACTACAAACTATCCAATCTATCTCTTTCTTGTGAGATAGAGCAAGTTCCAGCAGAAATGATGGCACAGGTTTCAGCACAACGTGAAGGTGCTTTGGAATACAATACTATTACCTCACTTTATACATCTGTAAATACATCCAACGCACAACTTCAATACACACTTGGTCTCCGTAATCTTCAGAGTTGTTTTGTGACGTTTGCTCCTGCTCGTAATCTTAATAACCTTAGTGCGAATGGTCTTGCTACGACTTACCCAAGTCAGTCAGATTTAAGTTTAGTTAATTTCACACGAGTTCAGTGGTTGAGGGGTGGAGCAAAATATCCTCTTGATTTTGATATTACGACTAATCGCACAATCGCAGGTAATGTTAATGATGCTACGGCAGGTCAGCAGAGTGGTTTCAGTGTATCTGACCCTCAACTGACGAAACAGTTTGTAGAAGCAGTAATCCCTGAATATATGAATGATAGAACTTCTATTAGTGTTGTAAATCAGAATCGTAGTTATGATATGACTAATACGGATGGAGTGACTTACACTCAAGTCGCTCAGGGCGGACCTCTCTTTGGTCTCGGGATGAGATATTCGCAATTTAACAAAGGACAGAACTTCTCAGCAGAACAGTGGGGATTATCTCTTGAATCCAACTTAACTTCGGACAATCCTCTTGGAGTCTTTATGTATTTCAAAGCACGTCAAACTCTTGTGTGGAACCAATCAGGAATTCAGGTTATTTCATAAATAAAAATTAAAATAAATTTGAAATGTGTTTGGTATTTAAAAATAAAATGTCAAATAGATATATAAAAATGGAAGAAGTATTCAGAGAGTTCAAACCTAATGCTAAGGAATCAACTATAAAAGCGTATGTCGCATCTTTATCTAAGTTAAAAAGAATGTTAGGAGATAATGATTATGAACCTGATTTAGTGTTTCCTCTTTTGGAAAAATTACATTATACATCACGGAGGAATATATTGAATTCAATTATTGTTTATTTACAAGCAATCGGAAAACCAACAGATGATATTGTTCCTTTCTTAAAAAAGAGAGATGAATATAATAAGAGATATGCGGATGAACAGTTGTCAGGCAAAATAACTGAGAAGCAACAACCAAATTTTATATCCTTAGACGACTTAAAGGAAATGCTTAAACGAATGGAACCTGAGATAAAACAAATTAAAAAGGATGCTAAAACGAAATCTATAACAGCATCTCAGAAGAATGTATTATCAGCATACACATTATTTGTATCATATATGAGTATGCCTTTACGTAATGATTTAGCATCTATGAAAATAATTACAAAAAGAGGATTTAATAAAATTCCATCAGAAGAGAAATCAAAGAACAATTATTTATTAATCGGTAAGAATCAATTATCATTTGTCCTAAACAATTATAAGACTGCTGGTAAATATGGTGAAAAGATATTACCTTTACCAAAATCAGTTGAACGTAAGATGCGGTCATATATGAAGTTAATGGATTTACCACGAACGAATGATATCCTATTTGATTTCAATTCCAACTCAATGACACAATTACTTATCAGAACCTCTGAAAAATATATTAAGAAACGTATAGGCACAACTATGCTACGAAAAATATATCTATCAGATAAATTTAGCGATACAAAAAAAGAAAAAGAGAAAGACGCGAATGTAATGGGGCATTCAAAAGAAATGGGAGAATTAGTCTACACTAAAGATAAAGCGGATATGGTTAAAATTGATGAAGTCGCACCTCCTCCAAATGTGTAGATTGAAAATACAATCATTTGAGAACATCTTTACAATTACAACTCCTACATAATATAGCACGAACATTATTATCATCTGTGATAGAATGGTCGTGGTCTAAACATCTATCACTATCATTTTTAAAATCTTTTTTACAATAGTCGCACTGAGTCCGTGCGATATATACATCATATATCCAGTTATAATCGTGGAATATGATACCTCTGCGTCTCCAGTCAGATAATCTGCGACACTTTATACCTTTATCTGTATGTTCATACTCTCTTAACCTATCTTTATTTTTTTCATAATAGTCTTTCTTATACTCTTTAATCTTCTCTTTATTCTTTTCACTATACTCTTTGTTATACGCTTTATTCTTTTCACGAAATTCTTTATTACCTTGTTTTAACTTTTCTTTATTTTTTTCACGATATTCTTTATTACTTTGTTTTATCGTTTCTTTATTCTTTTCACGATAGTCTTTTATCTTCTCTTTATTTTTTTCACGATATTCTTTATCATATGCTTTCCTATCATAAGGCATTCTTTATATACATACATATAATAGACGTATAACTTTATATCAGTTTCAAATTTAAATTGGTTATGCTTTCCAAAGCACTCGGCGACTCCAATAATTCGCACTATCACGGTTATTTTTAGTTAGATTACCCTTTTTATCACGTATCCCACCCGAACGTGCGAGGTAAGATGCCCTACGTTTCTTATCTTTGTGCTGAGTGAAGTCTTTCATTCCTTTCAACCCAAATCCTATTTTCTTGAATCCTTTTTTTGTATCACTACGAACATATACCCACATTTTGTTCTTAGATGAAGAAGTATTCTTCCACGGTTTATACAAAATCGGTTTTCCATCGGTTGTTAGGGGCATCTTTACAACATACTAATACAATTTATTTACCAACCATTCTTTGTGCCTTTTTGTGAGCGTTTGTGAATGACATACCTGCTCTCATATCCTTTCTCATCATAGTCATATGTTTTGCTGAGTGATGTTGTTTATGTTCCTTTAATTTGGCGGTTTGAGATGGTGATAGAGTGTTTGATTTTGGTTTTGGTGCTGAACTGCTCTTCATCTTAACAGGTTTTGATTTTGATTTTGATTGATACATTTATATATTATATCATTTTTTTTTCAGATGTGATTTATCTATCTTATGTGCTTTTGATGAAGAGTCAATACTCGCATAAACCCGACTAAGACCCCAAGCACTTGCTGATTTAATCTGAGGTCTGACTGACTGTGGATTGCTCTTATAAGCACCCATTCCCTTTTTTTTGATAGTTCTAAGACCTGATATTTTATAACCTGTTAATCTACTTATCTCCGCCATACTATGTGAAGCATCCTTAGGGAATCCATATTTCTTATTGAATTTTTGGCGATAGGTAGGCATTTAATAGAGTAAGTTATTATTTTTCAGTTTGTATCGTTTATCATTGAAAGTGAAACCATTATTAGCATCTTGTAAATGTAGAGTAGATATAGCAGGATACAAAAATAATTTTATCAGATTTAACTTTCTATCCTTTTGGATACGTTTGAATTCTACATCAATTGCTCTGCGTTTCTTTCTACCGATGATATTATGATATATTTCGCTACACACTTCCCAAGTTGGAAAATAATATCCGTGTCCGCCAGTGATAATATATTGCTGTGTATCTATTACGTTAAATCCGTGAGACAAATCAATATTTTCTCGTGGTAATTTTTTTTTCAAGGTTGGTGCTTGTAATCTCCCTCCGATGTAGCAGAATTCTTTAATATGTTTTAATTCATCAAGTCTATTGAAGTCAATAACAGCATCATCTTCAATGACAATAACTTTATTAAGTTTTTCATCAATAATTTTTTTCATTAATCTCAAATGAGATTCACTACAACCAGCGACATTAAATCGTAGGTCATTATTACAGTTCCAGTAAAAATTATATTTTGAATTAACCCAGTCAAGGTCTAATTCATTTTTACCAGAGCAACCAAAAAAACGTGTATAATTTGTATCCTTAGAATATTTGTTCCATCTATGATTACATATATTAATAACGAATGTTGTATATTCCATATTTATATTACAAGAAGATATTTATTTAAGCATTGAAAACGGAGAAGTTTCCTGAAGATAATCTGGCGACCCTCATATATTCCATATACGAGCGAACCGAGTAAGACCCTGCGGACATAGCGGTGAGTTGTAAGTGAATTTCAATACCTCGGACACCCACACGAGAGTTTGTAAGGCGAGTCCCAAAGTGGAAGAAGTTTCCTGAGAGTTTCGTGCTTTGTGTATTACCTTCATAAGCAAAACCAGTAAGTCCCAATTGACTGTTAGAATACATTTCACGACTAACAAAAGGAATTGTTTCAGATTGCGTAAAGTGGGTAAAAAGACGAGCAACATTTGTTATAGAGGTAGGAAATTCAAATTTATCGTTGTATCGGACATTATACGAAAGTGCTTGATTGCTGGTATTAGTTCCTGGAGCGAGTTTGGTATTAGCATTAGCGGTATATTGACTAAGAATACCTGCTTGAATAGTTCCAGCAAAATCTGCGATATCAACCTGTTTATTAACCTGAGTCATTACACGACTTACAAGACGGTTCGCCATACCAACATTTCGGACTTGTGAGGTGCCGAGTTGAACGTCAGTTAGAGTAGATTTGGATAAGCGATAATCAGGGAAAGTGAATTCAAGAGTAGGGTTCGCCGTAGCGTATCGTTCCATAGCATCACCATCAGTGTAGAAGATGTAGTCAGCACAGAATTTAAGTTCATTACGGTCAATAGTGTAAGAACCGCCAAGTCCGCCATCTCCAGCAGAACCACAAGCACGACTACGAAGATTGGACCAGTGAAGTTCAATGTATAGTGGTTCATCAATCATATAAAGTGGGAGCGAATGTGATTTAAGGAAAGGGAAAAGGTCAGATAAATCAATAGAATAAACTGGAGATTGAGCGGGAAGAGCAGAATCCATATTAGCGAAGGGCATTGATAATAAGTTTGCTCCTTCTTGGTTCGCACCGTCCTTAGAATATTCACGTCCATTATCAAGACCATAGGTAGGTGCTTGTGAGGTGGGACGAGACTGAGTGCCGTCGGCGGTACGATGAATAAACTTGTTATTAATCATACGACCAGTTGTGTAATACTCACGTTCAACCTGATTTTCATTATCTACACCGATAGATTTAAGCATATGGAAGAACTGGAAATCACTAATTTCGTTAAGAACTTGGTTTCCTACTTTGAGGACTGCTCGTTCAATAACAGAGGCAATACCGATGTTGAGAGGTAAGAAAGCATTATTACCAGCAGGGGGAACTAAACCAACAAAGAGTTTAGAGTGGGAATGAAGGAAACCTTTACGTTGTAAATCAAAACGAGCAAATCCTGGTTGATTCGCAGTTGCTTCTTGAAAAGTAGAAGTCTCAATCAAATCTGTTTCAATGTTCTGTAAGTAATTGACTGGGATAGTATCAAGGCGGACGAGGTCGGGAACAATAGACATTTTATTACATTACTATAAAATAAATATTAAAAAATAATGATAAAAAAAAAGACCATTAGAAAACTATTTGAGATAATGAAAACCATCACTTGTAGTTCCTACTTGTAAATCGTCAAGTTCGGTGATGTCTCCCACAACTGAATCATTATCATCATCAGAGTCAGTATCTAAACCGTGATTAAAAACTAACTCAATAATATTTTCTGCGATAATTATTCTTTCACAATCCGATAGTTTAGGATTGTATTTCTTGACAATTTTCATTACCTCCTCCATTATTATTATTATTGAGATTATTTTTATAGCAAATAAATTTACGATGTTTATTGGTATCAAAGTGTCTTGCTCTATGACTCATATTATATTGTCCGCCACATTCACATTGGTAATAAATAGCATCTTGGACTTTCTTTTTTTCCAAAGCAACTTCTTTATTCTCTGAATAATATTTACGTGAAGTCATAATATGTTGTTTTCTTTTTACCTCAGGGGATGTATAAGAGTTTTGTAGATTGACACAGGGATTTTTGGTGATATAATATTGTTCTCTGATATGTAATTCTTTCATAGTATTACACGGAAAGTTTTCCACAATATCAATTCTATAATCTTTATTTTTTATGATTTGAGAAGAGGATATATTGTGTCCTTGATTACAGGATGATTTATGTTGTCTTAATCTTGATTTTATATTTTGAATGGTAGAACCATAATAAACATTATCATTAGTATTATCGGTGATTTTGTAAATTTTAGCATTGGGTAGATGATATAACATTCTTATAATATATCAAGATTGTTTTCGTAGTTTCCTGACGCGTTCTTCAATATCTTCTTGAACTTGATTAACTATATTTGTATTGAGGACAGAAGGTCTATCAACTCTGAATATAACAGAAGACCTTTTACTTATACTCGCAAACGACCCATCAGGGTCTGTTATCCCAATAGTAATAGATGATATAGGAGTATTTTTTGTTATCATATAACTGATAGAAGATTCTGAACCAAAAAAGAAGTCTCCTTTGGGATTCATTTTATCAACAATACCAATAACAGGAAGATTAGTATTACCATTATCACCACCTGCTGTGAAACTATCTACAACTATATCAGCACGAACAGCATAATAACCTTTAAACATACTGAGTGGATATTCATCTGCTATGAGTCTATATGAGGTTGTTCTTTGAATAATTCTTGGAAAGAATGGGACTTGTGTTGTAGTGTCGGGATTGTCTTTATCAAATCTTAGTTGGAGAATAGATGTTCTCATAACCTGACCATTAACTTTACTCACGTAAAATTGATTTTGTGCGAATGATTTTGTATCTAATACAGGAGTATCACAATTAGTTGTGAGTATGTTTGTAGTATCATTTTCTCCTTCCATTCGTAGTTGTCGTTTAATAGCAACGTCTTCATTATTGAGTTGATTATAGGAGAAACCCAATCTACCCCATAATGAATCGTCCCACTTTGTTTTTGTTATTCCCCAATCAGAAATGAATATACCAGTAGAACCATCATAAATAGCATAAGGTTCAACATTCATATTGAGAGGAAAATATTTATTTTTTAAATCTGCTCCAGTGTCTGAATTATATCTGAATGGTATTCCTGCTTCATAAGGAAGTTGAACTGAACCATAATTATCATAGTCTTGAACTGGATTCATTTTATAAACAATATCTCCTGAACTTGTATCAGTGATAGTAGTTTCGGAATTAACCAAAGCACCTTTATTGAGAGGAGTATGTAAGAAACTAAAACCAAAATGTTCTCCATCAAAAGAAAGAGTAGGTCTATCTGCTCCTTGATATATTTGTGCTGATTCCCAAGTGGGAGTGGTAAAGGCAGTTAGTAGAGTAGGTCTCGCGGAAGCAGTCGCATTATCAAATGAATTAATTGATTGTATGTAATCTTGAAACTCTGTAGGATAGTATGATTCACCTAAACCATCAGAAAGAATAATAGCATTTGTCGCCCAAGCATTATAATGTCTATCAAATCCTATTTTAGTTCCTTGTGTGAGGACTGTATTATCAGATGAAAAATAAGTTGGTATTCCTATTGGATTCCCACCATCACCTAAAACTCTATTGGGATAAATGACACATACAGGTAATGGTATGACTTCTGTTTCTGAGACTCTAAAACCCATACCTTGCTGACCTCTCCCTGTAAGTATATCAGGGTCATCAGGTCTGACTAAATATGCTGTGGGATTAACAGGAAAGACATCATCTTTCAGAGTGATTTGTGCTATTTTACCGTTATAAATTGAGTTCGCACCAGTGATGTTTTTTAATTCTACATAAGTTCCCTGAGGTAGATTATTAACAGGATGAATGAGTGCTTTTTTACCGATGAATCCATAAGTAAGATTAGGATTTTGATTATAATTAACATCATCTGCTGGTTCATCGTAAAATATATTTTTTTGTGTTTCATCATAATGAAAGTAAAAGGGTCTTGATTTCATATCAAATGAATCAGCGAAGTAGGTATTATATTCCACAGCACCAGTCGCAGGATTCTGCCAAGTTCCTCTCCAATTGTAGAAAGAGTTTCCAAGTTGTGTGAAGAATTGATTATGAGTATCTCTCATTGTGTTTCGTCTATCAGAGTGTTGTAAATAGCATCTTGGGTCTTCTGTTGTTGTATTTCTTACTCCGTTAATTTGATGAACGTTCATATAAAAGTATCGTTGTTTATCAACACTAATAAAATATTCAGTAGGGTCATTAGTCGCTGTTCCTTTTTTGCTATAAGTTCTTTCAGTATCACTTTCAAGATTGTATATATTTTGATTACTGAATAATTCAGGATATAATTCTTGTGCTTCAACAAACTCTTTCATTCGTAAAAGATAATCTTTATGATAGGGCATATTGATTACCATACCTTTTTCTTTGAGTGATGTACCATCCGCACCATTTAAGCGAATACCATCAGCAGGTGTAAGATTAGGGTCAAGAGTATTACCAAAAAGGTATGGATTTAATCGGCAACCTTTTTCATAAAGTTCAGGTCGTTTGATAGCGATATGTTTAAATTGATAATAGGGTATTGCTCTTCCTTCATTTTGTTTAAGAATATCAGGGGTTGCTCCTACTTGTAAGAGTCCGTTAGTTCCAGCGTTAGGTAAAGGATTTCCAGGACTTTCAGATACTAATACACTTCCCGCCAATCCAATATCTCCACCACCTGCGGGAGCATTAGTATTATTGAGTACTTGAAGTTGAACTAAACCACTAAGAAATCCAATCGCACTGGTTGATGTGAAAAGTTTATATGTGTTAGATTGAATAGTTCTTTGAGTTGGTTGTGCTTTTAGGACACCTGCCCCATTTATAGGTTCCTCAGTAGTATATAAAGTTGGTTCAACACGTGATTGTTGTAATTGTCTTGAGATTTCTTGACTGACATAAGAGGCATCTGACATTCCTTTTTGAATTTCTAAATCTATATTTTCATTAAGTATAATGGGTGAAAAGAATTCAAAGTCTTGTTCGTAATACTGGGGATATAATTCTCTATCAACAGTTTCAGGAGCATATTCGGAGAATATACCTGTTGTAGAATGTCTAAGTCCATATAGACCATTCATAGTCATAATAGTGTATCGTGAATTATCATTTTTTTGTATCCAACTGGTGACAGGTAATCGTGGGTCTGCTCCGACGAGTTTATCGGTAGTAATTCCAGTGAAGTCTTCAATAACGTATCCATAGGAGTCTCTTTGATTCATATTAATAGGGTATGGTTCAAAATTGACTCTACCTCTTGCGACACTATCACCAATATTATATGAACCAGCACCAGCACCAGTTTCCATAGTAAATCCCAAACGAGGTAATTGGTGATAGTTTCTCATATCCATATTTTTATAATATTGAATTGTGATAGTTGATTTATTGTCATACATCTCCACAGATAGGGGAACATTTTTGACAGTTGTCCTTTCTACGTAAGATGTTCCATCTCTACTATTACTATCAAAAGCGAGTGTTTCGGTAGTTTCTGTTTTTATGATAGTTTTATTTTTTCTGAATGATTCACCTTTAAATTCAACAGATTTTTCTTGACTTGACCCTCTATCTGAAATGAAGGCACTATATACAGAAACTTTATCACCTGCTTCAAGTTGTATAGTTTCATTAAAGTGATTCGTCCAAATAGAAGGATTATCTTCAGATTTATTGGTGGAGGATGTTCTATCACATTCAATGAGTCGTGTTTGGTTATACTCCATATTATTATAGAGTTTAAAAAGATAATAAAGTGAATATTTTAGCGAGTAAATTTATATCCTTGGATTGGTAAAGGAAACGGCATATTAGTGAATAATTGGTACTGAAATACCCCGATTAGTAAAAACGTCAAAGGCGATTTGTAAGTCATTGTCTCATATTAGTAAGGCAGTAAAGGTGAATAACAAATTAATCCCGATTTAAATAATTTAGACATTTAGATTATATAAAAAAAAGTTTGTGAGTTTAGGAATAGTATAGTATTGTGTATATAGACACAGATTGTGAGAAAAAATAATTTCGGGAATAATTAGTAAAAGACATCACTTTACTTACAAATTGAGTCGTTTGCCTTACAAATCGCCTTTGGCGTTTTTACTAATTGGGGTATTTCAGTACGAATTATTGACTAATATGGGTATTTCAGTACGAATTATTGAGTAAATAAGTTTATCCCCATTCATACCATACTTTGTCGCTGTCATTATCCATCCAACCACGAGAACCTATAACGAGTTTATGGTTCTTAATACGTTCTTCGTTTTCATATACCCAAGCGATACAATTTTGGGGACAGCACTGATATTGAGGGTCTTTGAAATGCTTTACAATCTCGGGGATATAATCCCAATAGTCTTGATTGAAAGAAGTTTTCAACCATTTCTCTTGATTGCTCCAAGATTTGAAGACAGGTTTATTAATATCACAATTATTCAGCATACAGTGAAGATTATGTTCGGGAAATCCAAAGTCTCTACATTCTCCTGTATGAATATTCTCAATCCATACGTGAAAGTCTCCTTTGAACCATCCTCCTTCTTTTGGGTCTCTACCTTGTTCCAAAGGTTTTGAATCACATTTTGATGTGAAACGAATTCCTTTGGTAGAGATTTCGGTAAGGTTTTGAGAATGAGCGAACTTTGAAAGGACGGTCATATTGTATTCTTGTTTGTAATACTGATTTAACATAAAAAAAGTTTCAATTTTTAGTTTTTAATTTGATATTCTGTCAAATGAGTGTG